CCACTTAAAATTACTTATCTTCCAAGAGGGAATTATATGATATTTCGTGGTGCTCAAAACCCAGAACGAATCAAGTCTTTAAAAGATAGCAAGTTCCCATTTGCTATAGGTTGGATTGAAGAATTAGCAGAATTTAAAACAGAAGATGAAGTCACGACTATCACGAACTCCCTTTTACGTGGAGAATTAGATGATGGTCTTTTTTATAAGTTTTTTTACAGCTACAATCCACCTAAGAGAAAACAATCTTGGGTAAATAAAAAATATGAGACTTCTTTTCAACCGGACAATACTTTTATTCATCACTCGACCTATCGAGATAATCCATTCATCTCTAAGGAATTTCTGAAAGAAGTTGAGGCAACTAGAGAAAGGAATCCAAGAAGGGCTGAGTGGGAATATGATGGAAAAGCTGTGGGGTCAGGAGTTGTACCTTTTGATAATCTACAAGTTAAGAAAGGTTCTATTACAGATGATATGGTTGCTAACTTTGATAACATCCGCAACGGTTTGGACTATGGATATGCAACGGATCCTTTAGCGTTCGTCAGATGGCATTATGACAAAAAGAAAAACGGTATTTATGCAATCGATGAAATTTACGGCGTGAAGATCAGCAATAGAGAATTTGCAAACAAAGCTAAATCTAAAGGTTACCAAAATGAGGAGATATTTTCAGATAGCGCAGAGCCAAAGAGTAATGCTGAATTAGTTAATGAACATGGCATGAAAGGAATAAAAGGCGTGAAAAAAGGACCTGATTCTGTTGAGTACGGTGAACAGTGGCTAGATGATTTGGCTTTTATTTGTATTGATCCACTACGCACTCCGAATATTGCTAAGGAATTCGAGAACATCGACTATCAAACAGATCGTGATGGAAATCCTAAGCCAAGGTTAGAGGATAAAGATAACCATACGATTGATGCGACAAGATATGCCTTCAACGAAGATATGTGGGCCAAAAAGAAATCAACCGTTACTAAAGAGCAGCGGAATAAAATCAGAAGAATGTTTTAAGGAGTGTGAAAAATGGATAAGGTAAACGAGTTTGAATACGGAGCTGATATACATTATTCTAACGACGTGAATACAAACTATGTAAAGTTTAGCGTAGACTCAAATCTTCACTATAGATTTAGCTCAGCAGAAGATTTACTAAACGATTCAGATACTTTAGCAGCAATGATAAAACATCATCATGAATATCAGGTAAAGCGGCTTAGTGTATTAGATGATTATTACAAAGCTAGAAATACAAATATCATGGATAACCGTAGACGTAGAGAAAAGGAAAAAGCGGATCATCGATCAGCACATAACTTTGGAAAAGTTCTTTGTACGTTTGATGTTGGGTATAACACAGGCAATCCTATAAAAGTGCAAATCGAGGACACAAATCAACAAAAAGAAATCGAAGAGTTTAATACTAATAATGACATAGATGGGTTAAATGCTGAACTCTGGCTTGATATGGATAAGTATGGGAGAGCCTATGAGATTATCTATCGAGATTCAGATGATACAGATTATGTTGATTTGGCTAATGTATTTGAAACGTTTGTTGTATATGATGCTACAGTAAAACGAGAGCCTATTTTGGCTGTACGGTATCCTAAGACAAGATTCAACAAGGATGCTGATAAACAGTACATTCAACCAATCGTATACACAAAAGAAAAAAGTATCACTTATGATGAGACGACACTAACAGCAATTGAGTTAAAAAATCCCCAGGATGAACCGCATGAATATAAAGAGGTACCTATTACAGAGTATTCTCCTAATCGTTTTCGGATGGGCTTGTATGAAGATGTACTATCTTTGATTGATCTATACGATGCAGGGCAGTCTGATACCGCCAACTATATGACTGATCTAAACGATGCTCTTCTAGTTATTAGTGGTGATATTGAAGCAGCAGGACTATCCACAGAGGACGCCATCAAACAGAAAGAAGCGAATATGCTTTTGCTTGAATCTGGAACTGATGTGAACGGTAATAAAACAAGTGTGACTGCAGGATATATTTACAAACAATATGATGTGAACGGTGTAGAAGCATACAAAGACAGAGTGCGCAAGGATATTCACGAAATATCCATGGTTCCTGATCTTACTGATGACAATTTTTCCGGAGTGCAATCAGGAGAAGCAATGAAATATAAATTGTTTGGATTTGAACAAATGACGGCAACAAAGCAAAGGCTATTCAAAAAAGGTCTTATGCGGCGTTATCGTCTTTTATTTAGCCTAAAATCAAGTGTTTCTGAAATGGATAACTCCGATTTGAAAGGCTTCCGTGTAATATTTACGCCTAATCTACCTAAAGCCATTCTGGAAGAGTTGAAATCTTTGGTTGATGCTGGAGCTGAACTCAGTCAAGAGACGATTTTAGGACTCGCTTCTTTTGTTCCAGATGTACAGGCAGAGTTGAAACGGGTAAATAAAGAAACGCAAAAGCAGATTGGCATTTTTGATTCAGATGGTGAAGAAGTAATTAACAACAAAAAAGATGAAACAGGGGAGTGATTAAATGACCTCCCAAGAATATTGGATCAAACGGGAAAAGGAATGGCAAAAGCAACAAATTAAAGATGATAAAAAGCGCATGGCAGAAATTAAAAGTCGCATGCAATACGCACAAGATGCGATACAAAAAGAAATAGACGCGCAGTGGGACAGTTTCTCCAATGGCCAGAAAATCACTCGTAGCGAAGCGATGAAGCGTGCTAGTGAAATGGATGTCAAAGCATTCGCTCGCAAAGCAAAGAAGTATGTCAAAGAGAAAGATTTTTCTCCTACAGCAAACCAAGAATTAAAGCTATACAATCTTACGATGCGTGTAAATAGATTAGAGCTCTTAAAAGCTAATATCGGGCTTGAATTGATTTCACTGTTTAATGAATTGGATAAGTACTTTTCGAATGAATTAACAAAAGCTGGTTTAGCTGAATTGAAGAGACAAGCCGGTATTTTAGAAATGACTATTGCTTCAAGTGGATATGCAAAGCTGATAGAACTAGTAATAAACAGCTCCTTTTTGAGTGATGACGTGTCTTTTAGTGATCGCTTATGGATGTATCAATCTGAATTGAAATCAGAATTAGATAGGTTGTTAGTCAGAAGTATAACGATGGGGAAAAATCCCAAGCAACTTGCATCTAAATTGGCAGAATATTTAACAGCTGAAGGACGAGAAAACACTAAGTTCAACACTCAACGTTTGATGGTGACTGAAACGACTAGAGTTCAGGTAGGGATTCAAGAACGAAGTTATAGAGATGCAGGCATTACTCAGTACATCTATATAGCAGAACCAACGGCGTGCAAACTATGTATACCGTTAAATAATCAAGTTTTTGATGTTGCCGATATGCAGCCAGGAAGTAACGCTCCTAATATGCATCCATTTTGTCGATGCAGTACAGCACCTTATATAGAACGAATATCAAGCCGTTAACACAAATTAACGGCTTTTTATTGTGCCTTCTTACAGCTTACAGGCGTTAAAGAGAAAGCTATTTTCGGCTGACCGGCGTAACTGGTCAAATTTATCGGGTAGCGGCGTAACCGTGGAGGATTAATCATGAAAAAACGTTTATTTATGCCAATGAACTTACAATTTTTTTCTGAACCAGGAGATGGTGGATCTGGTGATGAGGGACAACAAGGAAACCTACCAGCTGGCTCACAAGAGACACCGCCCACAGCAAAAGAAGAAAACAATACTGGCAAAACATTTTCTCGTGATGAAGTAGCGAAAATGATTGCTGCTGAGACAAACAAAGCAAAAGCAGCGTGGGAAAAAGAACTAGAAGCAAAAAAAGAAGAAGCTGAAAAGCTGGCAAAAATGAATGCGGAAGAAAAACTACAGCATGAGTTGGAACAAAAAGAAGCTGAAATCGCTGAATTAAAGCGTGGACAGGCACTATCTGAAATGACGAAAGAAGCTTCTAAAATGCTGACAGATGCCAATTTACCACACGATGATGATTTGCTTGGGCTGATTGTTTCTGATGATGCAGATGCCACAAAACAAGCTGTAGCAGTCATCACTAACTTTGCTTCTTTGATTAAGAGAGAAAACGCAAGACAAACACCACCAAATGAAGGTGGACAATTTACAGCATCGAAAAATACTAAAGAAACAGTGGCTAAACTAGCTGCTAAAAATCGAATTATCAAATAGGAGGAATAAACAATATGGCACAAACATGGAATCCAGATAACGTAACAGTTTATGAAACTAAAGAGGGTGAAATCCCTGACAAGTATAATACTTTGATTATCAACGACATTATGGAAAACTCGAAAGTAATGCAATTGGCGAAATACGAAGAAATGACAGATAAGGAAAAGAAATTTGAATACTTTGCTGAAGGTCCTGGCGCATACTGGGTTGGTGAAGGTGAGAAGATTCAAACATCTAAACCTAAATGGTTGCAAGCGACAATGGTAGCTAAAAAGCTAGGCGTGATTATTCCTGTGTCTCGTGAATACTTGCACTACAAAATGTCAGATTTCTTCACTGTTATGCAACCTAAAATTGCTGAAGCTTTCTGCAAAAAGTTTGATGCGGCTGCATTACTAAACACTGACAATCCGTTTCCACAGTCTTTAGAAGAATCTGTCGTTGCAGCGGCTAATGTTATCAAAGGTCCTTTGACTTATGACAACATTTTGGCATTAGAAGATGCTTTAGGCAAAAATGAATTTGAACCAAATGCGTTCATCTCAAATCGTAAAAACCGCACAGAATTGCGTTCTGCCGCTCAAACAGTCGGTACAAACGTTGAATTTATCTATGACCGCTCGGCGAATACGATTGATGGTCTTCCTGTGGTTGACTTGAAAGCATTGGGTAAAGGTGAATTGTACGCTGGTGACTTTAACTATATGTTCTATGGTATCCCATTCAACATTTCGTTCAAGATTTCAGAAGATGCGCAATTATCTACGCTTAAAAACGAAGATGGCACTCCTGTAAACTTGTTTGAACAAGAGCTGGTTGCGTTGCGTGCAACAATGGATGTCGGCTTTATGATCGTCAAAGATGCTGCGTTCGGTAAAATTAAACCGGCGGGGGAGCAACAATCCCCGTTATAGGCGTTACTGTAACGCCTAAAACTTCAAGCGCAGTTGCGGGGACTGCTGGCAATAGACAATTAACAACCACCGTTGCGCCACAAAAAGCAACAAATAAAACAGTGACGTATTCAATTGCGCCAGTAACAAGCGGATTGACGGTTTCTTCTAGCGGTAATATCACTTGGACTGACACAGTACCAGCCGGTAAATACACGACAACAATAAAAACGGAAGATGGATCACACACAGATACTCACGTTTTGACACTGACTGAGCCGTAGGAAGGATAGGTACGAATGGTAATTAAAGATGACGTTAAGAAGCTTCTAAGCGGTTCTACAGATGATAAGCTAGAAGTTATCGAGAGACGAACTAGAGAGCGCTTAGCGTCATTGCTAGGCGTTTCTGTTACACCAGAATCACTAGAATACATCGTTTTTGACGTAACGAACAAACGTTTTAACCGAATTGGGCAAGAGGGCATGATTTCATACGCTCAAGAGGGTTTATCGATGGCTTTCCCTGATTCCGATTTTTCAGAATACGCATCGGAAATTGATGATTTCAAACGGAAAGATGACGAAGAATTGTACAAACCTAGAAAAGGGAGCGTGCGGTTCTTATGAGATTTTTAGATGAGGTTATCTTTGAAAAAGATGGAGAAGGAAATCGTTACGATCCAGAATTAGGCGAGTGGATAGAAGAAGCACCGATTACGGTAACAACAAACGCAAATGTAACGGACTTAGGAACAGATAGAAGTGTGGCGATTTTTGGGGATATACGACAAGGGGCGAAGGTTATCAGAACCATGCCTCTTTTTGTTGTTCCAAAATATGACCGCATTATTTTTAATGGAAAGACATACAAAGATGTCGCTCAACGCAGCCTGTTATCAACGAATAGCATTATCGTCCAGGAGGTGATTACAAAGTGAAAGTTTCATTGGGTTACAAAGGTGTGGATGAGCTGCTTAAACACTTGGAAGAAGCTGTCACGCTTAGAGATGTGCAAATGGTAGTTA